AGTAGCCTCGACTGCTACAGTTTCCACGCTTTCTTTCTTTGTGCTTACCTTCTTCTTTGTAACCATTGTTATCTCCTAAATGAGCGGGGAGATTGCTCCCCCCGCTCGGTCTAGATTACGCTTGCGCCGGAGCGGTCACGAAATCTTTATTAGCCAACAACAACCCGACGGTAATAGTACCGACACCTGCTGTAGCTACAGTATCTACTAACTTCGCAGTTACGAAGTAGCCAGTTGCGTTAGCTCCAGTGGTTGTATTGGTATCCGATGGCACAAACGGCATAATGCCGTAGCCAGAAGAATTTGCCTCTCCGAACTGAGCGATGACTGAGCCGGTCAATGTAGGCAGAACTGCCCCATCAACAAACCAATCAACACTGTCCGTATCACCGTGCCCATTGGAGTCGGACATAAAGCCAACGTCAATTTTGCCAGTAGTAGAGGCGTGAACATCAAGGCCAGAAGCCTTCACGTATCCGCCGAGTACGAGCGTGTCTGCGCTAAGTTTACACATATGGAATATGTTATTCTGCACAGCCTGCGCTGCCGTAACGCTTACGGAGTAAGTGACCCAAGTAGGCTGACCGTTCGGGCCTGCCATTTTCGGGAAGTAGTCGCCCTGCCAACTAGCAGCAGCGTCGGGATGGTAAAATGTAGTAGCCATTTTCTATGCCTCCTTAGCTGATGTCAGTAACGCCAACTTCGATGCGTTGCATCCAAGCTTCGTTAAGAATGACTGCGGCGAAATACATTTTCCAACCAACAAAACCACGCTGGCCCAGAACGTCAGATTTCTCTACACGATCAGGGTTAATAACGCGAGGACTCATAGAACCTGCGCCCTTGAGGGGCACCGAACCATAAGAGTTCTTGGAAACCACGATGAGCGGATAGACATCGACATTGCTGCCGGTGACTACCATACCGTTAGCCGTACCAGAACCGGCACCCGCATAGGGTTCCAGAACAGGTGACAGGATAATACGATACTGCTCAACCTTGCCAAGCTCATACTCGCTGATAGGAGATACGTTGCCGTACCGCTCTACCGGAGTGAAACCATCAAGGTCACGGAAATCCTGCTCCGCGTCAGTATGACCGAAGAGCACCCAACCGGGGGCAACAGCTTCAGTAGCAAACTTCGGGGAGGCAGAGATCATAGAGGTGATGTACTTAGCACGCTGGGCCTTCAGATTACGACTGGCATTACGCAAAAGGTTCAGCGTAATAGCGTCGTTCACATCGGTACGAGCGGCTGGAGTACCAGTCCCTGAGTATGCTACGTTCGTACCGGCTTTCAGTACGCCCCAGCAAATCAGTTCTTTGGTTTCCGCTGCTTGTTCACCAGCGAGCATAGCTGCATCTTTCAGTACAGGGTCTTCTGACATATCCTGAATCTTGTCGGTGATCTCAATGACATCACCGTACTGACCCATAGATACCGATACATCCTCATACTGAATCTGCTTCGGAATTGGTGTCACACCTTCAACCAGTTGTGTAGTTGACACCGCGTAAGGGATTGGACGACGGAATTTTACGTTGTCTGCCGTATTCTTGGGCAGAGGCTTGACCTGCGCGAACTTCTCCAAAACAAGGATAGGCCCAGCATGTTCAAGCATCGTTTTTTCAGCGTAAGCTGCCGTACGTTGGTTGATATCCCCGTATTTAGTAGCCATTTATGACTTCTCCTAATGGGATAAACGATTAATGCTAGTGTCCACCTTCGGCAAAATAGTTAAAAGCATCCTCGTAACTTCCCCAAGACTCATCTTTAGTATTGCTTGTCTTGGATCGTGGAGTAGCTCCTGCTAATGCCTCACGGCGACGACCAGCCACTTGATCCGCATTACCGCCACCGGTACTGGCTTTGGTTTCTGCTCTGTACTCCTCGGAGTTCATGTATTCTGCGTAAGCCTGTCGTTCGGCGTATTGAGCAAAGTCTTCCAAGACCTTTGAGGCATCCTCTGCCTTCCTCGCATTCCTTGCGAACTCTTTATAGCCATCGGGCTGTGCTTCCATCCATGTATTCCAAGCAGGACTTTGCAGAACCTCTTCCAATTGGATGTCGGTTTCTGCTGAGTTAAAGATACGAGCGGCGTTTTGCCTAAGAGCTTCCCGCTCTTTAATGCGTTCTTCTACTAAAGCCCTTTCGCGTAAAGGATTAATCTGGTCTGCAATAGCCCCATGTACCCTAGCGTCGATCATCTTTTGGACGTTCTCGGCTACGGTGGGATAATCCTCGGCAAATGCCTTTAGAGATTCGTCAGTCGTATCAGTTTTTCCACCTTCAACGGCAGTTGTACTGCGGCGGTTAGTGGGAGAAACAGCTTTTGCGTCCCGCTCTGCTGCTTCTCTATCGAGTCGGGCTTGTAAAGCAGCGACTCTTCCCCGATCAGATCGGCTCGTATGGACTAAAGCCTCGGCTCGCTCACGCAACTCAGGGTCTAGCTGACCGATCCAAGCGAACGGGTCATCCTTTGTTGCTGCGTCCGAAGTCCCTTTATCAGAGGCAGGTTCTTCTTCTGCGTCTTCAACAGGGGTTTCTGTGTCGGGTTCTTCGTCTATCTCTGAGGGAGAGGCGCTAGTTTCCTCTTCAACTTCGATAGTCTCCGATGCCGACTGGTCTTCGTCATCTGACGAACCTGTAAACCAATCATCTAATTCATCAGTCTCTGGTTCTGTCTTGACACCTTTTTTATCTGTCACTGGTCTTGCCTCCTTTATTGCAGGGGTCAGTATTAACCACCGCTAGTGAAGCTCGTCTACATTGTAACCTAAGGCGTTACGCAAATGCCGTAACAAATCCTTGGCTGCGATAGATTTACCTCTTAACTCATGTAGCTTAGCATCCGTCATCTCGTCGCTGACATTAAGCAAGCTTGTTATGTACCTCTCTTGCTGCGTTTTGCACGCCTCTTCTATAGCTTTGTAGATATCTCTCTCTTCCATTAAATCCCACTCCCGTACTCCTCCTTGACTTCAATCTCTCTCTCCATCTTGGAGAAGTCGATCTCTTTCATGTGAAGTTTCGTCGCTGCGTCGTTATCAGAAATCTGTAGATCGACCTTAAGCTTAGCTACGGTCGTCTCTCTTTCGTTAGCTATCCTTGCTAACCCAAGCTCATAGTTAAGCGTGGCTTCGTTCTGTCGTGCCTCTGCTTCTGCTAGCTGTCCTTGGTACCTAGACTGTATTTCCATTACAGCTATCTCTTGCTTGGCATTCATCATCTGCGAGCTAGCTTGCGCTTCAGCTTGTCGTGCCTGTGCAGTTATCAACGCTGCTTGTGCTTTGAGCATCTCTGGGTCTTGCTCTTGCTGCTGAGCAGCTGCTGCGGCTTGTTCTTGTTTCAGCTTCTCTACTTCTGGAAGCGTTCTTAGCACGTCTCCAGTGCGGGTATTGTCTACCAACGCTCTAAAGGATTTAGAAGCATCTACGTGTAGCATAAACTCAGGATTAGACCCAGCTAATCCAAGCATACGTTCGATCTCTTGTGATCTAATCTCTGCTTCAATCCTCTCAGTAGCTCCGCCTACTTCGATATCAAAGTCTCCCTTGATTTCGTTATCCTCGCCGTACTGCATCTCGAAGTGGTACCACCGCTTCATCATAGGCTTGGTTATGTTGTCGTCCCAGTTCATGCTTGCTGCTTTCTGCACGATATTAGTGGCTGACATGACCATAGCGATACCAGTCGTGGTGTTGTTACCAGATGGTACGTCTCCTTGTTGTAGGAGCGGGGTAGAGGATTCAATGTCTGCAAACTGCATCGCGGAATCAATGATCTTGGCTATTGGTTCCATCTGTGCTGGTATATTAATGAACTGCATGGCCTCTCGTACGTCCTGACCGTACTCGGTAAGGAACCACGCTTTCATTGGCCTAATGTTATAGTCGTCGTCTCTTGTCGCAGGCTCAATCATCTCTTTATTGAGCACTATCTGTGGGCCTGACGTAAGTGATGCGTTATCAAGCAGCATCAAGTACGCGTTGTTTACTGTACGCGCTGCATTACGCAGCAGGTAGGGAACACCGTGCCCGAATACGCTGTTAGGGTCTTTCTCCCACGTAGTTACGCTGTAAGGTATCCCTTCTTCACCCTCGATGTGCGACAATGACAAGCGGATGATTGTTTTCTCGGTAAACCATACCTCACCAGTGTAGATTAACAAAGGATTCTCGTGGTCTTCCTCTGAGATCATCTCAGCTTCAAACAATACGTCCTTATCTAAAGGCCCGTGGTACTCGTGTACCCAATAGCGTGACTTGCTGGTCTGACCCCTGTCATTTTGCGTCTCTTGGATGACTGTAGGTGCTGCTGTGCTGTCAGGATCACGTTCCAGTACGTCAGCTATCTTTCTTTTAATGAACGCTGGGTTCTTAGCAAGCGCAACCAGCTCACTAGCTGACAACGGGTGGTCTTCAAACGAATCTTCTATTTCATCTGGCAATCTAGCCGAAGGATCAGGGAAAAACAGCCTAGGATCAACACGTTGCACCGTAGGCGTTGGCTTCCACTTCTCTGCAAGCAGCTGAAGAGGCTTTCCGTCGCTGGTTTGTGCGTCTTCGTACGTATTGTACTTCCTATTCTGTATGGTCGGGCCTTTTAGTACGGCTGTGCCGACAATACACAAGTCCTCTATGGCAAGACGGGCCTTACGACCGTACTCAGCCTCGACTAAGCGCCTACGTAGGGCGCGTTCCATCTCTGGAGCACCCTTTTCGTTCTGTGTAACTGTTTCCTGCGCCAAAGCAGCCGGTGCCGGTACCTCTGATAACGGCATACCCGCTTGCGCAGCTTGCATTTGCATAGCTGGGTCGGGTTGGTCTGTCTTTAACGCCTCCTTAATCTGTTGTGTCAGAGGAGACGGGCGCAGGAAGAAGTTGAAGTCCCCTCCAGTGGGGAACTGAATGTCTTTCATCCGAGCGATAGCTATATTCGTCTTCGGACGTGTAATGTTTACTGAGATTGGGTCGTTGCTGTTGCCTGTAGCTGACAAAGCCTTTTCAATCTTAGTTAAATCGTCTTGGTCGTAGTGCCCTTCGTACTGGCGGATTGCTCCAATCCACTCACGCTCCTTTTCGTCGCGCTGGGCTTTATACGAGCTGTACTTTTTCTCTAGAGAACGCCCCATGCCACCAAGTAAGGTGTCTAAATGCAGAGATTCCTTAGTTGTAAGCTCTTCATTCTTAAGATGCTGCTGTAATGGCATAGTCTAATCTCTAATTATTGAAGTAGTTGCGGCCTCCGCCGCCCTTTACCTGCTGTGAGGTAACTGGTTTAGCTATCTTGATGCCAGTCATCACTAAATAACGTAACGCATCCATGTAGTGATCGTGTTCTTTTACCACCCTACCGTTCTCGTCGCGTCTATAAATTCTGTATTCATCAAAAAGGTCGCTTAGGTGGGATGCAATCTTCAGTCTTCCGGTGGCTAGTCTGCCACGCACTTGTTCGATACCTGCTTCCCGTGCATTATCAGCCTCAACTACTCGCAGCCCTTCCTTTCTGTACAGTTGGATAAGCTGTTTGCCGTCTGCTTGTCCGCGTCCGTTTGCTGCTGGGTCAATAACCCCCGGAAGAACAAACCCTTTTGGGTAACGTGCCTTAATTGCTGACGCGTGAATCGCTGCTTCTGCCTTCTCCCTTTTGTATCCATCGTATACATACAGTACATCCGTATCTACGTCGTAAGCACCGAACACACACGCTGTAAAGTTCCACCCTACGTCCAACCCGTATGCCCTACGGAACCAAGTAGGTATCTCGAACGGAGAAAACATTACTTCTTTCTCTTGGATCGGGTAGACTGCGCCTGATCCTAGTCCGGGTATACCCTTCGAGCGGCTATCAATAAGATGCGGTGGTGTTGAGTCCAACATCTCAAGCTTCGCTTGATCGTCTAGGTGGGGTACGTCATCCCACCCAGCCATTACTACTGCCTTACTCATCCTCAACCAGCTCTACTTTAATTTTGGTATCTCCC